GGAGCCGCTGGTTCTCAGGGCACTACGGGCGGCGTATCTTCGTTTGGCGGTAATGTTTTGTCTGCTGTTGTTTATGGGTACGCTGGCGGCGGTGGCGGCGCTGGCGGTATAAACAACGGTGGCGCGGGCGGCTCTGCGGGACTGGCTGGTTCTGGCGGGCAGGGCGGCTCTTTTGCTGGATCGGCAGGCGCGAACGGTGGCATTGCTGCTGGTAACGCGCAAGCTCGTGGAAACGGCGGTGTAGGCAGCATTAGCACTACTGCAGGCACCTCGGGCACGGCAGGAGGCCAAGCTACTTTGGGTGGCGCAGGAGGCGGTGGCGGCGGGCAAAAAAACGCAACCCCGGTGTACGGCCCCGGAGGCGTTGGCGGGCGTAATTTAGGTTCTTGGGTTGATCCTGTCCCTGCCGGGGTAAATGCAGGCCCAGTTGACGGCACGGCTGGAGGGGCAGGTTTGCTGGGCTACGCGGGCGGCGGCGGCAGCGGCGGAGCTGCCCACATCACACTAGCTGGTAATGGCGGTCAAGGCGGCTTCCCCGGAGGCGGCGGGGGAGGCGGCGGGGCTACTGTAACGGGCGGCACGGCTGGCGTCGGCGGCGCTGGCGGTTCCGGCGTTGTGATCGTGTGGAGCTACTGACATGGCCAGCACAAGCAACGTCAAAGTCGAAAAGTTCACCAGCGGGTCCGGTACGTGGACCAAGGAAAGCTGGGCGCAGTACGTTCGGATTGTCCTCATCGGCGCAGGCGGAAGCGGCGGCGGTGGGTTTAAGGGCAGTATTGCCGCAACGTCTTATGGCGGCGGCGGCGGCGGCGGCGGCGGCGTCCTTGACATCACTCTGGCGGCATCGCAGCTTGGCACAACTGAGACGTATTCAGTGGGGGCCTCAACAGCAGGCGGCACTGGAGCAACCACCAACAGCACGGGTGGCAGCGACGGATCGGCTGGCGGTAACACCACTTTCACAATAGGTAGCGGCGCAACAACGCTCACAGCATACGGCGGCGGTGGTGGCGGTAGCCCGACAGGTTCCGGTAACGTCGCCGCTGGCGGCGGCGGTGGCGCTGGTCTATCCGGCGCTGGTGGAAATGCGGCTGGCACTACGGCGGGCACGGCGGGGCTAAACAACGGTGTGGCGGGTAGTAGTAGCACGCCAAACAATACGTCCATCCAAGGCGGCGGCGGCGGTGGGGCCACCAGCACGGGAACCAACACTGGCGGGTCCGCCGTTTTTGGTGCCCCCGGCGGCGGCGGCGGCGGTGTTAAAGGCAGCGCACCTGAGTACAGAGACGGCGGACCCGGCGGCGCATCTAGATATATCGCTGGTAGCTTGGGCGGCACGGCGAACGGCACCTCAACAACTGTCAACGGTAGCGCGGGCGTAAACGCTGTTGGTGCGATGCCGGGGTCTGGCGGCGGCGGCGGCGGCGCGTCGAACGGCTCCAACTCCGTTACAAAATCCGGCAATGGCGGTGCGGGCGGCACCCCCGGCGGCGGTGGCGGCGGCGGTGGCGCGGGGCTAAACAGCGTCACGGATGCCGGTGACGGTGGGGCTGGCGGGCGTGGCGAAATCTGGGTCATAACTTTTGAAAGTGACCCCGCTGGTGGCGGCGCGGGCACGATTGGCTACGGCTTGATTATTGGCTGACAAGCCAGTATACATGTTAAGTTGAAGGAAGCAGAATGAACTCGTTTTTCAACGGCGCCTTTTTCAGCGGCAACTTTTTTACCCAAGCGGTTGCCGCCGTAACACAGGTTTTTGTTGAAATCCGCACGTTTGCGCAGTCGGTTACGCAACGCAGGAGAATGTTTTAATGGCTATCAATCTCAAAGCCATCACGTCGTGCCTCGGATACCAGCGCATCAGCAGCCTGTCGTCCGCTACCGCGCTGACGGTTCCGACCGTTGACCCCGTGTCGGGGCTGAACGCCAGACCGACGATTGCGCTGATCACGCCGGAAACGCAGAATGTTCGCTGGCGCGATGACGGTACGGACCCAACATCTTCTGTTGGTATGCCTTTGAGCGCCGGCGTTACGCTTCAGTATGACGGCGATCTTCGCCGCATCAAGTTCATCGAGACAACCGCGGGCGCGGTTCTGAACATCAGCTACTACGCATAAGGTACGCCATGGACATCGCCAACGAAACCAAATCTGTCGATTATCTGGCGTACTTCACCAAGCAGTTGCCGCGCGATCTGGCTGCTCTTGCCACGCTGCGTGATGAACTGGAGAAGCGCCAGGGGGCGATGACGGCCGTCGAGGACGCGCTGCGCATCAAGGCTGACGCGGTCGCACTTCAGCAGCAGGCCAAGGACGAACTTGACCGCGCAAAGGCTGAAGCCAAGGCTGTGTCGGAAGAGGCGCGCGCCAAGCTGACTGCTGCCGATGCCGCGGCGTCTGATGTTGCCGCCCGCGAAAAGGCGCTCGCCGGCAATGAGCAGCGGTTCGCCAAAAGCGTGACCGCCACCGAAAAAGATTTTTCCGCCCGCGAAGCCGTGATTGTGTCCAGCGAGCGCGATCTTGCTGCGCGGGAGGCGGCTCTGGCCAACGGTCAGGCACAACTTGCGGCAGATACGGCGGGGCTCGACGCCCGCATCAAGGCTTTCCAGGCGAAGGTAGCTTCGCTGGACGTTTGACGACCCTACTGGCAGGGCACGCCAGGCACCGAAAGGTACATGAATGACCGAGAACGAACTAGCGGTTGCGACCGCGCCGGAACAAGCCCCCACGGCGGCGCCTGTTGCCGAAGTTGAAAATTCCTCGCCGGAACCGACGCCTACGGAAGCGCCCAAGACCTTCACTCAGGAAGAGCTGGACGCCATCGTTGGCAAACGTCTTGCAAGAGAACAACGGAAATGGGAGCGCGAGCAAGCGCAGAAGCAAAAGGTCCAGCCTCTGGCACCCCCGCCGGAACCGCTGAAGCCCGATAACTTCGCAGACGCGCAAGCCTACGCCGAAGCCATCGCTGAACGCAAAGCCGCCGAATTGGTGGCCCAGCGCGAAGCCGAAGCAGAACGTATGGCAACGCTCGAGGCTTATCAGGACCGTGAAGAGGAAGCCCGGACCAAGTATGACGACTTTGAACAGGTCGCTTACAATCCGAAGCTGCCGATCACGGAAACGATGGCGCAGACCATCCAGGCGTCCGAAATCGGCCCCGATGTGATCTATCACTTGGGATCGAACCCGAAGGAAGCCGACCGGATTGCACGTCTCAGCCCGCTCTTGCAGGCACGGGAAATTGGAAAGATCGAGGCCCGACTGGCTTCATCTCCTCCGGCCAAAAAGACCTCAACTGCCCCGGCACCTATTGCTCCGGTTACGGCCCGCGCGTCTTCTGCGCCCGCATACGACACCACCGACCCTCGCTCAGTCAAAAGCATGAGTACGTCGGAGTGGATCGAGGCGGAACGGCTTCGCCAGATCAAGAAGTACGAGGCTCAACGCAAGCGTTAACAATAGGTAGCTTACGATGGCCAACAGCCTTCTTACTATTGATATGATCACCCGCAAGGCGCTCGAAATTCTCGAGAACAACCTGGTGATCACCCGCAACGTCAACCGCGCCTACGACGACAGCTTTGCGGTCGAGGGGGCCAAGATCGGTTCCACGCTCCGCATCCGTCTGCCTGACCGCGCGCTGGTGACGGACGGCGCCGCGCTCCAGGTGCAGGATGACAACGAGCAGTACACCACGCTCACCGTCTCCAGCCAGAAGCACATTGGCGTCAACTTCACGTCTGCCGAACTCACCATGCAGTTGGATGACTTCGCAGACCGCGTTCTCAAGCCGCGTATCTCGCAGCTTGCGTCCTCCATCGACGCGGATGTCGCCAACGCCTACAAGGGCGTCTACTCGTCCGTTGGCACCCCCGGCACGACCCCGGCCACTTCGCTTGTCCTGCTCCAGGGCCAGCAGAAGCTGAACGAGTACGCTGCCATGATGCCGAACCGCTACGCGACCGTTAACCCGGCTGCCAATGCGGGTCTGGTCGAGGGCATGAAGGGGCTCTTCAACCCCGTCGACACCATCTCCCGTCAGTTCAAGAACGGCATGATGGGCGAAGGTATCCTCGGCTACGAGGAGATCAACATGTCGCAGTCGATCAAGCAGCACACGACTGGTTCGCGTGCAGCCACGGGTGCCACGGTCAACGGCAACGCCTCGGAAGGCGCGTCGACCATCACGCTGGCCAGCGCCGGTAACACCCTCACCTTCGCGGTGGGCGACGTGTTTACGGTGGCGGACTGCTTCTCGGTCAACCCGCAGACCCGCGAAAGCACGGGCGCGCTCCAGCAGTTCGTCGTGACTGCTGCGGCTACCTCGACCGCTGGCGGTGCCGTGACCCTTAGCGTTTCTCCGGCGCTCTATTCGCCGGCAAGCGCCCTTGCCACGGTCAGCACGCTGACCATCACCGGCAAGGCGGTCACCTTCATCGGCGCGGCCTCGACGCAGTACCCGCAGAACCTGATCTACCACAAGGACGCAATCTCCTTCGCCACGGCTGACCTTCTTCTGCCGCAGGGTGTGGACATGGCCTCCCGTCAGGTTCACAACGGCATCTCAATGCGTATCGTGCGTCAGTACGACATCAACAATGATCGTCTGCCGTGCCGTATCGACGTGCTTTATGGCTACTCCGTGATCCGCGCGCCCATGGCCGTGCGTCTCTGGGGCTAACAGGTAAGGATAGGAGAAACACACATGGCAATTCCGAATGGCGCTGGTGGCTATCAGGTTGGTGACGGTAACGTCAGCGATCCGTTTATTGACCTCACGGCTGAACCGATCTCCATCACGGCGACCGCAACGCTGACCCCGGCGCAGGTTCTTAACGGCCTGATCCTCGCCAACTCCGGTATCACGTCGGCGCAGACCTACACGCTGCCGACCGTCTCGGATTTGGAAGCGGTTCTGGTCAACTCGGAGCGTATCGGCACCACCTTCTCGTTCAAGCTGGTGAACCTCGGCACGTCTTCCGGCACGGCTATCGTCGCGGCGGGTACGGGCTGGACCGTTTCGGGTTCGCTCACCATGACGATCCCGGTCACGACGGGGGCTGAACTGCTCGCCCGTAAGACGGCGGTGGGTGCCTGGACGCTGTATCGCGTTCGCTAACAAACCGGCGGGCGGTCTTATGGCCGCCCGCCTTTATCTGGAGGGCTTATGGCGACCATCTATCTGTTCCACCCCAAGCACGGCGTTAAAATTGCCACGATGGAGATGGAAGCGCAGTACGATGAGATGAATGGCTGGGTCCGCTATGACCCGGATGAAGAGTTGAACGGGCCCATGGAAAACGTTATGGTTGAGCCGCGCCGTCGCGGGCGGCCGCGTTTGGTGCAAGGCGGATGACATGACAACGGCGGGCGATCTGATCAACGGTTCTCTCAGGCTTCTCGGCGTCTTGGCCGAAGGCGAAACGCCGTCCGCCGAAACTTCGCAAGACGCGCTGTTTGCCATGAACCAGATGATCCAGTCGTGGAACACTGAACGGCTGGCGGTATTCTCAACGCAGGATCAGATCGTAACCTGGCCCGCCTACACGCAGTCGCGGACGTTTGGGCCGACCGGCGATATTATCGCCAACCGCCCCATCCAGATCGACGACAGCACGTATTTCCGCGATGCTTCGACCGGCATTTCTTACGGTCTAAAGCTGATCAACCAGCAGCAGTACAACGGTATCGCGGTCAAAACCGTCACCAGCACCTACCCGCAGGTGCTGTGGGTCAACATGACCTACCCTGACATCGAAATGTACGTCTACCCGGTGCCGACCAAGGTACTGGAGTTCCATATCGTGTCAGTCGAGGAACTGACGCAGCCCGCCAATCTGGCGACCGATCTGGCGTTTCCGCCGGGGTATCTGCGCTGCTTCCGTTACAATCTGGCCTGCGAGCTGGCGCCCGAATTTGGCGTCGAGCCGTCCCGCCAGGTGCAGCGCATCGCCATGACCTCAAAGCGCAATCTGAAGCGCGTCAACAACCCCGAAGATATTATGGCGCTGCCCTATAGCATTGTCGGCACCCGCCAGCGGTTCAACATCTTTGCTGGGAACTATTGATGCAGACGCCGATCCTTGGGTCCGCGTATGTCGCCCGCAGCGTCAACGCTGCGGACAACCGCTGCGTCAACCTCTATCCGGAGGTTGTGCCGGAGGGCGGCAAGCAGTCGGCGTTTCTCAACCGCGCGCCAGGGCTGCGGCGGCTGGCCACCATCGGCAGCGGCCCGGTTCGCGGCTTGTGGGCTACCCAGATCACCGGCTCGGACGGCTACGTTGTGTCGGGCAACGGCCTCTACAAGATCGACACCGCCTACAACGCCACGTTTCTGGGCACGATTGACGGCACCGGGCCGGTGTCGATTGCCGACAACGGAACGCAGATCTTCATCGCCGCCAATCCGAATGGTTACATCTACAATATGTCCACTGGCGCGTTCGCGCCGATTGGCGACCCGGACTTCCCCGGCGCTGCAACAGTCGGCTATCTCGACGGCTATTTCGTCTTCAATCAGCCTAACTCGCAGAAGGTGTGGGTGACGAGCCTGCTGGACGGCACCAGCGTCGACCCGCTCGACTTCGCCAGCGCCGAAGGCGCCCCGGACCAGCTCATCTCGGTCAACGTCGACCACCGCGAGGCGTGGCTATTCGGCACCGGCACCATTGAGGTCTGGTACAACGCCGGGACGGCGGACTTCCCGCTGCAGCGCATCCAGGGCGCGTTCAACGAACTGGGCTGCGCCGCCGTCTATTCGGTGGCCAAGCTCGACAACACGCTATTCTGGTTGGGTGCCGACGCGCGCGGCAGCGGTGTTGTCTACCGCGCCGTTGGCTACCGCGGCGAGCGCATTTCGACCCACGCCGTCGAGTTCGCCATCCAGAACTACAGCGTGATCTCCGACGCCGTGGCCTACTCCTACCAGCAGGAGGGCCACAAGTTCTACGTTCTGACCTTCCCGACTGCCAACGCCACTTGGGTCTACGACACCTCCACAGGCGCGTGGCATGAGCGGGCCAGCCTAATGAATGGGCATTTTGGCCGGCACCGCTCCAATTGCCAGATGAATTTCAACAACGAAATCATCGTGGGCGACTACGAGAACGGCAACATTTACGCATTTGATCTCGATGTCTACGCTGACGATACCGCGCCGCAGAAATGGCTCCGGTCGTGGCGGGCGTTACCCACAGGCACCAACACGCTGCGCCGCACGGCGCACCACACGCTGCAACTGGATTGCGAAAGCGGCGTCGGCATCAACGCCGGGCAGGGCAGCGACCCGCAGGCCATGCTGCGCTGGTCGGATGATGGCGGTCACACCTGGTCGCGCGAACACTGGTCGTCGCTGGGCGCCATCGGTCAGTACAACCGCCGCGTCTTCTGGCGACGGCTTGGCATGACGCAGAAGCTGCGCGACCGCGTCTACGAGGTGTCGGGGTCCGATCCGGTTAAAGTCACGATCATGGGAGCGGAGTTGATCCTCGATGGCACTGCTTCCTAGCTCCAACCAGATCCCCGCCCAGCGCGTTCCGCTCAACGAGCGCCCTGCGGAGCCTGAGTATTTCGCTCGCGAGTGGTTCCGCTTTTTCGATCTGCTGCACACCTTCACGCCGACCCCGGCGGTTTTCACCCCGGTTTTCACCCCGGTCACCAACGTGACGGCGGTGATGGGCGGCGGGTGCTTCTTCAACCAGATGGGCAATGTCGTTGCGCTGACCGGATCGTTCACCCTAGACCCGGCGGCCGCAGGCGATACGGTGTTCCGCATGGACCCGCCGGTCCTCGAGGGTTTCACGCTGGCCGTTGCGGCGGGCATGTTCGTGACCACCGCCTCCGGCGCCAGCGACACCGGCTCGGTTATTGCGGCGGGTAATCTTCTGGAGTTTCGTCTGAACGCCGTCAACACGGGGGCCGCGGCCTATGTCTTTAACGTCAACTACCAGATTGCTTGAAAACGCAATTTACGCTAGGTTCGCGCCATGACTGTCAACCTGTCTCCGTTTGCCAACCCCGGCTCGCAGTTCTTCGACGACAACGGCGACCCGCTGTCGGGCGGCAAGATTTTTACCTACGCGGCAGGCACGACCACGCCGAAAACGACCTATACCGATTATACGGGCGGAACGGCGCACGCTAACCCGATCATTCTGGACGCCGCTGGGCGACCGCCGTCTGAAGTCTGGCTGACCTATGGCGACGCCTACAAGTTCATCCTCAAGGACAGTGCCGACACGCTGGTCGGCACCTTCGACCACATCGACGGCGTCCCGCCGGTCAACATCAATCTGGTCCGGCTGTACGGCGCGACCTCAGGTTACATCGACCTGGTGGCCCCCGCCGTTGCGGGCGCCAACACCGTCACCTTTCCGGCGCAGACCGGCACCGTTGCGCTGACCGCCAGCCCGACCTTCACCGGCACGTCCGCCTTCGCCACCATCACGGCGTCCGAGAACATCACGGGCTCCAAAACCATCAGCGGGCGGCTGCTGGCGGCCTCGCAGACCGTCACCATCGACCAGTACCTCTACATGAGCGGCACCGGGCAGATGAAGCTGCCGGTCGGCTCTACCGCCCAGCGGGCGGGGGCGTTCAGCGGTACCGGCCAGATCAGCGGCACGACGCTGACCATCACCAACGTCACCAGCGGCGCACTGTACATCGGCGCGGTCATCAGCGGCACGGGCGTCACGGCCAACACCCGCGTCATCGACTTCCTCACCGGATCGGGCGGGATCGGCACATACACGGTCAATACTTCGCAGACCGTCGCGGCGGGCACGGCCATTGCTGACGCGCCCGTGACGGGCATGATCCGCTACAACAGCACTAACAGTGCCTTTGAGGGCTACGGCGCGTCCGGCTGGGCAGGTATTGGTGGCGGCGCCACGGGCGCTGGCGGCGACGAGGTGTTCATCCTCAACAGTCAGACCGTCACCACATCTTACGCCATTCCCTCCGGCAAGAACGCATCGTCCACCGGCCCGCTGACGGTCAACGGCAGC